AAATTAGGACGTGCACCGTCGAAATTCATCTGTGCTCTAAAATCTTGTACGTTCAATGGCATTAGTGTTTACTCCTTAAGAGATTTGTGTTATATTATTTAGAATCGACCAACCACTTCCTCAAACGAAACTCCTGTCCTTACGGCCACAAAGTTAAGCTGAATGAAGTTGATTGACTTAGCAGGTTTTATGTAAATGTCACCTACAAACTCATTTCTGTCAATAACTTCAGGTGTGTTGTTGGTTGTGTCACAAACAACTCGGTAAGCGTAAATTCCTCTGCGTCCCTGTACATCTCTTAGGAATGGTTCAACTAGAGAAACAAACTGTGCGCGTGTGAATTCGTCGTTGAATTCGAATAGTGAATATTTTGCTGCTCTGGCGATTGCTTTTTCTAGAACGATGAACAACCTTCTTACGTTGATTCGATCAAAGGCAGAAGGCTTAGACAACATGGTCTTATCACCATATAGGATAGGCCCTTCACCTGGGAATGAAACAACAGGGTTAATGCCATTCTTGTACAGGTCATCTCTATCAGATTTTCCTGGGTTCCATGCCAGTTCAGTCACATTCAATAGTTGTCCTCTATTGAATCCGGCAGGCGAGAACCACGGGTCTCTTTCGAAGTCTGTACGTACACATAGACCTGCTATGTCACCGTTTACAGGTACCCAGCGGTAAGTGTTGTTATACTTGTCAAACTGCTTCTTCCAGTTGCTGTCCATGAATCCATAAGACGATGAACCAAACTGATTTCTGTATGCTATGCAGTTATCTGCTTCACTTCCAGACTGGTTAACAACGTCTGAGAACTCAGGAGATATAAAGGCAACACAGTCTTTTCTCGATGTTGCAATATTGTCAAGGACATACTCTGCAACAGTGTTGTTGGCAGCACCGGTGATGATCAGAGAAACGTCTATTTCATCTGCGTTCTTAAACTTATCATATGCATTGATCAGGTCGGCATCAGTCAGAGTAATATCAACACCACCAGACAAGCTCTTAGTGTATTCAGGGCTATTCTGGGCAAAAGTCTTGTTGGCCGCTGGGGTTCCCCATGTGCTGGTCTCTGTGTATCCGTTTGACGACATAGCATGACCTAGGATATAGACATACCTAGAACGGTCATTGATTACGTTAACGTAGTAATTTGATGATCCGTCGTCATTTGTCGCATCTGAGGCCTTAGATACGTATCCGAACTTCTCAAGTACGGTATTTGCTACTCCTGTAAACTTTCCATCCTCGTCCAGGACTAGGATGTGCATCTCGTCATTGGCACCATTGACACCTGACACAAATGATGAAGTTCCTGGAGCACCGTTGAATTCGTTTGTATATGTCCAGTTATTGTATGCGGTTGCGTTTGAAGACGCCCACATTGAAACCTTTAGGCTGTTACCAAGAGCACCTGGGTACCTAGCAGCAAACTGGCCGTAAGAGTTTGCGGCCGATAGGTCTAGGTAGTTGGTCTCATATTGGTTCTTGTTTGATATCAGTAGTCCTGTACCATTCGATGTGGCGTTCTTAGAATTGGTGTTCGAAACGGCCCTAACCACTCTAAGCCTTCTGGCATAAGATAGGAAGTTGGCACAGGAGAAGAATGATCTAAAAGTATTGGCATCGGGTTTACCAAAGATGTTCACAAGTTCTATTTCATTGCTAATATTGACAACAACACCAGATGGTCCCCATACGAATGCACCGGCGAAGGCGCCTTCCGTTGTTCCGACTGCTGGTACTACTGTCGATATATCAATTTCTGAAAAATTTACGCCCGGACTTAGCTGAAAAGCCATATTTCTACTCCTTGAATTAGGACCATTTCTTATTATTTAGAAAAAAAGGGTTCTCTAATCATCATATGTTTTGATTACACCCGGTTCATTATCAGGATGATAAGGTTCGGCATCTGCAACCAGAGCTTTCATTCGCTTTTGGCCTAAAAGTTTCTTCTCACTTCCCCTATGATTGCCATCAAAGGCAATATTTACACCATTATGGTGGATCATAAATGGAATTTTAGGATCATGTTTTTTCCATCTTTTTCTGATTTTTCTGATCAAAACGTCCTTGTTAACGGTCGGTTGATTAGTAACAACAGAGTCAATCGGAACATATTTAACTTTTCCTGTTCTTCTTATATGTCCGTATAAGTCAGATATGCTTTTTCCTTTTTTGTCCTTATAGTATAATGTGTCTACATTGGACATTGGAAGAAGATTTGGTATATCACCATAAGATGTGGGTTTGAACCCCTTAAATTTGGTTAGTCTGTTCAGTACAGCCACCGCTCTAGCTCGTGTTCTTGGTCTGTTTTCCAATAGAAACTGTTTGAATGTTAGCATTATAGTCTTGCCTTCCAATCCCAATTGAAGTCATCAAATGGGTATTTCTGTGATCTCTCATCAAACCAGATTTCACCATCAGCATCTTTCTCAAACGGGTCGTCCAGACCATTATCAAAGATTCCCACGGGGGCGACCTCTATATCCATGATATTCAACTGCTCCTGCTGTAGGGCCTTACGAATGTCGTTATTTATGTTTTCCTTAAAATACTTCTGAGACGACAACCAACCGAAGTGTACAAGGGTCATGACCAAGTCATCATTGCTTCCCTGTTCGGCCTTATATGTCTGCTTATCGACCGCGAATGTGGTGAATTCTTTGATCATCTCACGGTCCTTGATGATCAATTTATCACTCTCAATCAAAGTCTTAAGATTGGTACATCCGATGATCTTTGTTTGCTTTGATGTCTTAAGACCAAAGGCGATCTTTTTCTTGTATCCGGGGGTGTGCTGCTGACCTTGTTTACCTTTTACCTCAATCTTTATTAGATTCTCATAGGCCAATTCATGGTGAAGTATGTCAGATACCTGAAGACCGATACTATTGATCTCGACCAGAACAAACGCATCATTATATTTCTTGGCAGCCTGATAGATCACTGTAGGAAACAGCATAGGTTGTATCATGTTGTTTCTATACTTTGCCACCAGGGTATACGGTATTTTTGTCACGTCTATAACAGAAAACGTCGAATAGTCTTGACCAAGCCCTTCGGATACGTCAACAGTCATGACATATGTATGTCCATCAACAGGATTCTCCCATATGTCCATATCACCGTCTTCATATCCTGGTTCTTCTTCCATTGCTATCAATTGCTTCAACTTGGCTGCACTGATCAATGTATTGCTGCTTCCGATGAATTCCGTCTCAAACTCTTGCTTAAACTGTTCTTCGGATGTGTTACGGATTGTTTGATCGCGCCAAGCAGCATCTCGGCCAGGAACGGCAGACCAGTGAACCTCAATTGGAACGTAATCCGACTTCTTTTGAGTCGCCTTGACCCACATCTCAAAGAAATGATTCATTCCCTTAGGTGTGCTGATGATTATGATTTTCGTCTTGTCACCAGCGGTGATAACTGGGTATGTTGAGGTGATGAAGTCTTCGGCGATATTCTTTTGAACGAATGCGAACTCGTCAAGTAGAATAGCATCATAAGAACCAGAACGGAGTCCGTCCGCACTGGTGGCAAATGCTGCGATCTTAGAACCATTATCAAGTTCAATGTTACCTTTATTCCACTCAACAATGCCTGCTTGCATCCATGGTGGTAGGTTCTCATAGGCCAACTTCAACCTTTGTAGAATACCATTGGCGGCCGTACCCTTGTGGGCAAGGATTGCCATGTTATAGTTCTCATTGAATAGAAGTGTATGCAGAAGGTATGCAACTGTTGTGATTGTCTTGCCGGACTGTCGCGGAATCTTACATATTATGAATCGGTTATTGATAAACTTCAGAACCATATCTTCCTGAAATGGATACAGTCCAAATGGTTGTAGGCCCTTACCAAGGACAACGATCTTAACATATTTCTTGATGAAGTATATTGGGTCCTTGGCACACTTCTTATACTCGTCCATCTGATCTTTGGTCAGAGTTATACTAGTGTATGCTTTTCGTAGTCTGGGATTACCATTGTATCCTAGAGCATCATTTTTAGCCATTCGCCAACCTTTTTCTATTAGCTTTAATTCTTTTCCTTATTTTCGCCACCTCTTTCATATGTGAACCGAGTAGTCCTACTGCAGCTCCGGCGCTCGACATAGCAACATTATTCCAATCCGGAATTAAATGTTCCATTCCTGCCACAACACCTCCTGATAGCGCGGCCACGGTCGGAATGGATATTTTTGGATTGTGAATAAATATATTTCCATGTCGTTTTTCTATCCCATAATGCGTTCTTATGGCGCTTAATGTATCTTTCCCCCACTTTTCATTTAAATATTGTTTAAAGGACTTCATAGATTTTTCCCCTTTGGAACCACAACAATATGTTTTATTTTGATGTGTTTTGGATGAATCGCATCTTTATGATATATGTCATGGTTACTGGGCATATCGTTCGATTCTATCCTTTTATGATTAAGTCCTTTTGACTTGACAGCCAATACAACACCATGTGTTCTGGCCGACTCGCCGGCATCATAAGCACAATTCACGGCCATGGCCAAATCTGTTGTTAGACTTATTCCCTCTTTCCGCGCTCCGTTTTCCAAGATATTTTTTGCTGATTTTTCATCTGTTCCATGGTATGCCGTGAATGGTCGTAATTTGTGCACCCTACTTCTCCCCGAGTTGGTTAGCAATTCAGGGCCAGCTGGCATTTCATTCCAATCAGGAATTCTTCTAATTCTGTATGGTAATTTCTTCTCAAGCAAGTATTGTTTAAATGACTTCATTTATTCCCCCTTCACCTGCTTAAGTAGGTCGGATGTAGTGCCGACAAATACTGCCTTGTCTACAGCAATCGGATTAGCAACTCTTCCGGCCCGGCCACCAGTAGGTTCTTTCAGTTCCTTTGTTTTCTTATGTATGTCATAAAGGTCCTTGGTGGTCTCTGATACAGTTTTCATTAGTGTCGCCAAGACTTCAAAAGCACGCGCTGACTCTGATTGCTCGGCCAGCTCTGCCATTTTACCAACAGCATCTTTACCTTTTTCTACCATATCACGAATGACCTCGCGCGCCAGAACATAATCGTCCGATGCGTCTTTAGTCAATTCGATCTCTTTCTCGGCCTCAGGCTCAGGTGGTTGTTCCACTTTCTTGGCCGGTACCTTCTCAATTGGTTCTATGTCTAATAATTTAGCTAATGAATCACTCATTCCATTCTCCCTGTATAAATTTCATGATTACTCCAAAGTATCTGGGAATTCTGTAATTGTGGTGGTATAACCAAAATCATCCTCAGGCTCGGCAGTCAAAGGATCCGGTTCAACCACAATCTTTGTCA